TAAGGATCTTCAAGTAAAATACCATCTCCATCCTCTTGCAATATCTTATCACTGTTTTCTAATAACAAGAATGAAGGAGGTACTCCATTATGTAGTCTAATCTCACCATTAGTTATAAACTCTATTCGTGCTTCTACCAAGCCACTTGCAGGTACGTTAATAGCGACATTAGTTACCACACACATTGATTGATACCAAACGCTATTTGTAGCTTGACTTGGGTCGTGATATACATAAAATCTGCCTTCAAAATCTGCTCCCTGCTGCATCCGTACCAATAATTGACTTAAATAAACAGGAAACTCTGGACTAGCAAAATTACTTGTATCATTTTGAAAATTTCTATGTTGCCATATTGTTTGTATTGTTCCCTGTCCTGATATAAGACCATTTTCATATTGACTTCTAAATTCTTCTCCTAAATTAGTAACATCAACTGTATCTCTTGTTGTTGTGATCTCAAATTCAGTAATTTTTGCAAGAGGTCTAAATCTAGAATTTCTAGTGCGTATTAATATATCTTTTGTAGAAGATGGTGTGGTTAATGTAAGTGCATCTGTTACTTCACCCGCTAAAGCAGAGGAAAAGGTGTCGTATAACTTAATTCCACCCATATCATCAATATGAATATATTTACGAAGGTCAGGAAAACTATGGTTAGCTAATAACTCTAAATTACTACCATCAACTGTTTCTATTTCAACTTGATCTCCTGTGATTAACGATCCACTAACATTATCAACAGAAAATCTTTTCTTGGTTGTATTTACATCAGCAGGGTTTAAAGATGTTCCTAATGCAGAATTTAAGGCATCACGTTTTAACTCAATAAAACCTGTCGATCCAAAATAAATAGACATTTACAAGACAAGGCCAGTAGGTGCTCCATTTACTTCAAAACTAATATCTGCTGCTGTGACTTCTCCCACTGCATTTGTAATATTAAGATTTGTTGGTATTGCTTGAAATTCAATAAATCTACCACCATTAGATCCATCCTTTATTCTTAATCTAAATGTCATAGCAGTGCTTTCTGCATTAGCACCATCACCTGCACTACTACCAGTTTTTATAATATTATTTATTAATGTACTAAGTTGACCAGCACCACCTCCAGCAGTGTCCTGATAATAATAAACACTGGCACTACCTGTATAACTTCTAGTGCCATGAATAATAGTTCTATCAGTATCTTCTAATGAAACAGTTTCTAATACTGCTTGATTAAATGAAAATGAAAATGATCTGACTTTGGCAACTTTCGTTCCATCTATCAGTAGTTCGCCTTCTTTGCCAGAATAAAAGCCAGCCATCGTTTTAGTTTAATTTTAAATACATTCTAATCCCCATCGAGGCAAGCGACAAATTTACATTG